ACAGAACAAGCAAGCACTATTGCGTAATGCTATTCGCGCTTTCTACATGGATACTGACGCAAAGGTCGTGATAGATAAGTCACGCGTATGGGGATTGCCATACTACATTAACGTACTGCGGTACGCCCTAGAGTCTGACCCTAAAATCATTTGCCCGGTGCGCCCATTAGCGGAAGTAGTGGCGTCTTTTATTGTCAAGTGCCGAAACAATGAGGACAACTTCATAGATAGAAATATGCGACAAGAGGACTTTCTCCCGCTGTGGCATAAGCCTATTGACGATGCTCGCGTGGACTGGCTACTGAGTCCGAACTCAATGCTTGGAACAGCGATGTTAAGCGTGCATAATGCTTTGCATGAAGACACTAAGCATATGTTTCATGTTGTCGAATACGATGAATTGGTAGACAATCCACATCGCGTCATCTCAGGAATCTATGACTTCCTTGGAGTAGAAGCCCACGATCACGAGTATTCCAGAATCGCGAATACTGAGCCATACCGCGATGCGGAGGTATTTGGAATACCAGATTTCCACGCGGTGCATTACAAAATCCGACGTAGCACGATAGAGCCTGAAGCGGTGTTGTCTGATTATGCGCTGACCCGCTGCCAGTTAGAGGACTTTTGGACCGTGCAAGTCCAGCAACAAACGCTTGGCAAGGGTTAGGTTTCTCTATGAAGATTGCGCTAGTCACTTCTCTGTTCGGTGGGTATGACCCACTTGCCCCGCCGCCTGACGGTTTCGATGACGCCGTATGCGTGACTGATTCGCCGGATGATATCCCTGAAGGGTGGCGCGTCGTCATGGAGGCGCACCCTCTTGCCGACGATCCACGCCTGTTGAGTAAAGGCGCGAAGATGCAGCCGTGGCGTTACACGGACTGTGACGCGGCGATTTACCTTGACGCGAGCATCGAAGTAACGTCCCCAAATCTGCGCGCATGGGTAGAGCCACAACTAACCGCGAACGATCTCATGGTGTGGTCGCACCCGGAAGGCCGCACCTGTTACCGGGATGAGGCGGCGGTCTGTTGGGACTGGCCTAAGTATGCGCGGTACGACTTGCGCGGTCAGGTCGCAGCGTATGAAGCCGATGGGATGCCTAACGGTTGGGGGTTGTTCGCGTGCGGGATGATCGGCTGGCGGTTCACAGACGAGGCGCGTGCGTTCGGGGACATGTGGCTAGGGGAGCAATACAGGTGGTCGTGCCAGGATCAGGTCAGCCTCCCGTATCTGTTATGGCGTGAGGGTAAGTCGTTCGGTATCTGGCCTGCGAACCAGTACCAGAACCCGCACATCCGTATTCGTTGGGATCGGCGTGCCGTGGGCAACGGACCTACCGCAAGTCGCTAGGATCGGCTTTGCGAACCGCTGCTAGTAGCCGTTCGCACCGCCGCTGGTCCCCCGACTTGTGCGGGGGCTAGCGTGCAACATGCGAGGAGGATGACGGCATGACCCACGCCGAAGTAGCCGTCCATGTGGATACTCACGACTCCATGTGCCCCTACGGGGGTTTCATGTCCAAGCCTGACGACTGCCGCCTTCCTGGCGGCATGAGTCTGTGTGACCTCATCCGTAACGTCAGGGCCGAGGAGCACAACTACATCATCTCGATCATTGAGGAACTGCCCTGCAAGTGCGACGAGGGCAAGGACTACTGCGACGGGCATACGGATGTAATCAATGCCATTGACGAGATTGACCCTTCGGACAAGCAAAGACCATGACCCACGACCCGCTGTGCAAAGGCGACAAGATCGAGTACGCCTGCATGTGTCCTCTGATCGCCAGGGTCAGGGCTGACACTAGACGGGGCATCGTAGACGGGCTTAAGGCTGGCCTACCTGAGTCGGACACTCGTGATACTGCCGTGAGTATCGCCACGTTCGCCGTGTCTCGTTACTGACTCAGGAATAGCGGTACTGCTATTCCGGGTAAAACGGCATGATCCTGCCGGAAACCTGCAAACGACGTGGCAAATGTACGGCTAATAATCTAGTTCGGAATGATCTTGCCGCTATTGCCACAGCAGATGATCGGGGTGCTTGTGCCCCCAATGGTGAGCGCACAGACTTTCGGAGTGCGGTTCGCCCCACGGCGTATCAGTCCACGGATTACAGAACCTAGCGGGTAGCACAGGCGTATCCGGGTACTGCTGTTCCTTAATCCGTGTCAGCAACTTTGGCCCGGTCTGCCAGTCAATCGAACGAGTTTCCCTAGCGATGTTGCCGGGGATCGCGTCAATCACCGCACGGATAAGAGGATGCTGCGGGGCGCTCAGAATCCAAGCGTTAGAGATCAGCCAGTTATCTATCTCGTTCGCTAGAAGAATGTCCATCTGCATGAACTCGTCAGGGATCGGGCGCAAAGGTTCCATATCGGTATTCACATACAAACCGCCGTAACGGTAAAGCAGTTCGTAACCCAACAAGTCTGCTTGCGCTACCTGAATGATGCTTGTCTGCTTTGCCGCTCCCGCGATGGGCGTCCACTCCGTACCGCAGTTCACGAACAACGATTCGTTAATGAGTGGTGGGCGGTTGTCGTAACCCCATTCGATCAGTTGCCAGTCGGGGTTCAGTTCCTTCCAACGCTCGCCGTACTGAACGTATTCGTTGGGCATTTCGCGTGGCCCGAACCACGCGCGGTGAATCAGTTTGGGCGTCGCCACGCGACACCCTCGTTCTCCCGATACCAATCGACAGTTCGCTTGATACCTTCCGGCAGAGGCACAAACTCCGTGTGGTTCATGCCGATCGCGAGCAGGGTAGTAACGTCAGCCGAGACTACGGTTCCCATCTGACGGACGGTGCGGCGAACGTCGATAGGCCGAAGGCCGGGGTTCGCGCGCGTAACAGCATCGACAACGACACGCAGGTCGTACTCCGTACTCATTGGGCCACCATGCGGTTCCCCTGCCCTCATAGGGACCGCTTCGATCGTTGCCCCAGGCACGTTCTTCTGGACCTCTTCGGCTACCTTCAGGACCGTCGTAGGCTCTGCGTTGCCCACATCGACAGGATGGTCCGGTACGACACCTTCGCTGGCCTTCTCCAATGCCCGCACGAACACCTTCGCGACATCGCCCACGAACACGCTATCGCTGATCTGAGTGCCGCCACCGTACAGGCGCATCGGGTCACCCGACAGCGCGGAGCACACGAACGACGGCACGATCTTCCTGACCTTGCTGCTGCCGTACGGAGCCGGGGTGGACTGGCGCGGACCGTATGCGTTCATGGGCCGGACGCTCGTAACGCGTAGGCCGCGATCCTCGCGGTACATATTCACGAACGCTTCTGCCGCTGACTTGGTAATGCAGTATGTGCCGCGAGCGATGTTGGCGTTACCGACTGCTGCGAACACGACGGGCAGATCGTAACGTGATGCTGACTCGAACACGTTGAGGGTGCCGATGATGTTGGTCTCTGCGGCTGGCCCTGGGTTGTCGATGGTCTCGACTGTCCCGAGTACGGCTGCCATGTGGATGATGCCGTCTACGTGCGCGGCGAGTTCCTGAACGATGGTGGCGTCCCGCACATCACCGAGCATCGAATCGCCACCGCGACCCTTGTGGTCAAGCACGAGAGCCTCATGCCCTCGGCGCTGGATCTCTTCGACGATGTAACCGCCGATGAAGCCGTTACCGCCCGTGACTCCGATCTTCACTTCATTCCCCTAACGTTGTTCTCGGCAACTGCCATATCGGTGTGTAGCGTGATGTTATCCCCATGAATGACGTACTCGTAGTCGATGTTCGGTGAAGCCACGAAGCGCGCCCCGTTCTTTGCGGCATCTACCCAAAACATCCAGTCCTCGCAGATCATGTCGCGGAATGGGGACTTCTCCCATACCCAGCGTCGGAAAGGCGAACCGGAGAAGATCAGATTATGTGGCGACTTCAGCACATCAGCGCGGGTAACGTGATGCGCCGACATCTTCCGCTCATACAACTGGATACCGAACATGTAGACATCGGCATCGAGACGGCGGAGATTACTGAGCGCGTGAGGGAAGATCAGATCATCCATGTCCATCTTGCAGACCCATTCGGTATCTGTGATCGCGATGGCTTCGTTGATGAGGTACTGAGGATGTCGGGAGAACTTTCCCTCCGCCTGCTTGAACGTTACGGGAGCGAGATCGGTTCCCCCTAGCCTGCTAATGCAGTCGGGAACATCATCCGTTACGACTACGATCTTGTCAGGTGCCCGATCGAGTGCGCTAACGGCACGCATCCAGCGGGGCAGGAAGGCACGGTACGTCTTACCGTAGGCAACCGCCACGACGCTGACGCTCACAGCGCGTTCCATGTCTTGCGGTCGATAACTCCAGTCACCTTCAGCCCTTCGGCGTCTTGGAAGTGCCTGACGGCTTTGCTGACTTCGAGGTCGTATCGTCCATCGAGTGCGCCTGCGTAGTGTCCTCGTTCGGTCAGTTTGCTTTGCGCCCAAAGCACCAGCGCGCCACGGTCTCCTGTGTCGAGTGGGTGCCGGAACGGGAAGCGGTCAGCGACTTCACTTGTGCCTTGTTCGATTCGCTGCATCTTCTTACGTTTCGCTCCTTCCATATCCGGTATCCTAGAGGACTAATACGCTAGTTCGTGACGCGACACGGGAGTAGTCATTGGGTGCCGCTAAGCCTTCATGGAAACTGCGCCGTCGCGCGGTGTTCGGGTCGATGATGTTCGGCGTCCTAACCGTTATCTATGTGGCTATCCGTTGGGACGATACGGCTCTCGCGCAAACATTGGCGTTATCGGGGTTCGGTCTGATCGGCGCTGTCGTCGCCGCGTACATTGGTGGCGCGGCTTACGAGGATGTTCGTCTCCGACCGGATCATCAACTCTTCTACAATATGACTAATAGCAGCGGGGATGATTACTCGCTGGAAGCAGACGAATACCAGGAGGGGAAATGATCTGGACTAAGGCTTTCTGGATGGACGCGACCGAGCGAGCCATCAAGACATTCGCGCAGGTCATATTGGCGTTGGGGGTGGCGGGTGCGTTGAACGCTTTCGCTGTCGATTGGGTGACGGTCCTCGGCATCGGTATCGGCGCGGTCCTGCTGTCCTACGCCTCATCTATCGTTACTGCCGAGATCCGCAAGAGCGATACTGCCAGCCTCGTCAAGCCCGAGTAGCACGAACACACAACTGAATAACGTTAGGAGCGGCGCGTGAACTTGCAGGAGCAGGCCGTCAGCATCGCAGCACTCGTCGCTGCCGTCACCGCTATCGCCATCTTCATGTACAGGGTGTACAAGATCGCTCGCCGCATCGACGACACCCTCGGCGTGGACAAGGAAGGCCGAACCATTAGTGACCGGCTTCAGCGTGTCGAGCATCAGTTGTTCCCGAACGGCGGGGCTAGCCTGAGCGACAAGATCACCCGTGTCGAGAGTGAACAGAGGCTAATGAAGGGGAAACTGGACACGGTTGAGACGATCGTGAACAGTCTACTGAGGGAGAACAAGTGAGCCTATGGCTGAAAGACCTGAATAAGATCCTGAAGGACGCCGGAGTCCCGGTCATTCAGGAGAAATACACGCGCGGCCCATACGCCGGAAAGACCTGGAAGACCGTAGGGTTCAACGGCCAGGGCTATCGCGACTTCAAGTTCATTCTCTGGCATAACGACGCGTCACCGCAGGGGGACTCGCCGGGAGCGTTGGATTGGATGAAATACATGGAGATCGCCCCGGCTGGCGCTATTTGGGTGTGCTCCGGCTGTAACGGGAAGCATGC